TAAGTTGTTGGCGTTACACAACGACAGTTAAGGTGATGTGGTCGTAACCATATAAAATGTCTAGACACCGCACCCCCTGTTAATATACAAGGAGTGGAATGCTACAAAATTTTTTAAATAAACTGGATTTAAAGACCAGTGAAAGCGTTAGGATAGATTGTCCCATCTGCTTTAACAAGAATACGTTTTCCGCTGTTAATAATGGTATACAGACTATTTACAACTGCTTTCACGCTGATTGCAACATCAAGGGCAGAACTCGTAGCCCTCTGTCTAAAAGATTGTTTCAAGAGGCGGAAAAGCAGAAAGAACCAGAGATATTTTATTATAGGCATCACTGGGAAGATAGGCTACCCCCTAGAATAGGGTATATGGATTTAAAGGATTTTAAAAATTATATTCAAAAATATGATTTAATGGATTACGGAAAAGTAATTCGATATGACCGACATTTGCATAGAGTAGTATTTTTAGTTCATAAGGGAGACACCCTAATTGACGCGGTTGGCAGAGATTTATATGATAATAAAAGAATAAAATGGTATCGCTATGGCAATTCGGGATATCCTTTTATAGCGGGAAAAGGGGATACAGCCATCATAGTTGAGGATGTCGTGAGTGCGTTAGTTTTGTCAAAGTTTTGTGTAGGTATTGCATTACTGGGAACAAACCTGTTGCAATCGCACATAGATGTGATAAAAAAGTATAAGAAAGTAGGCGTGGCGTTGGATAAGGATGCGACAAAAAAGGCGTTGAAACTGGCGGATGACCTGTCTTTGAATATGAATGTGAAATTTTTAATGTTGGATGAGGATGTAAAGGAAATGTTGGATGAGGATGTGGAAAAGCTTGTGAGTAAGGTGGATAAAAAGGCTTGGGGTTGGATGAATGATACATACTGAAATTCTTTCTATTTGCCTTAACTACGAGCACTATAACAAGGTTCGCAGATTCATTGACAAGGGGATGTTCAACAGGGACTACGGCATAGTATATACCCTAATTGAGAAGATACACGACAAGTACCCCGAAAAAATACTGACATTGCGGGAACTAAAAGTTATGCACGCTGATTTGTATCCCGCAGTACCGAAGGCGACAAAGCAGAACATAGTGGATACCATAGATGAACTCGATGAAAATAGTTCCATATCGGAACTGAATTTTGACGCGATAAAAAATTTCTGGGCGAGACAGCAAGCCAAGGAGATAGGCGAAAAGGCTGTTGACATTTACACGGGGGCTGACAAGGACATAGGCGGATTAAGACGTTTAGTTGAAATGCTGGATGAACAGAATATGGTGGGTAGCGAAACTTTTCACGAGGTGGAAGAGGATATAGAAGAATTATTTAATCTGGATAATATGGAGGGGGAATTTAGACATAGACTACTGACAATCGGTGACAATGTTCCTTCATTGGACAGGGGGCATTTCATCATAGTGTTTGCCAGACCCGAAATAGGAAAAACGACATTCGCGAGTTTTAATGCATCTGGATATATCAGACAAGGAAAAAAGGTGACATACTGGGCTAATGAAGAACCTGCTGTTAGGATTAAACTTCGCATAATACAATCCTACTTCAATCAAACGAAAGAAGAGATAGCTGACAATCTGGAAAACTACAAGGAAGAGTACTTGACAAATATAAAACCTTACTTGACGGTTTTTGACAGTGTGGGAACGCACATAGACGAGATAAATGAATATGCTAGAATTTACAGACCCGATGTTATGTTCATAGACCAACTTGACAAGGTTCATATTTCTGGTACATACAATAGAACAGATGAAAAATTAAAGGAAGTTTATGTTAGGGCAAGGGAAATTTCCAAAAGGCACGAATGCTTGTTGTGGGCTGTGTCCCAAGCAAGCTATGAGGCGGAAGGAAAATCCATAATTGACTATTCTATGCTAGATAATTCTCGAACAGGAAAAGCGGGTGAAGCCGATTTAATTATTGGCATAGGAAGAGGGGCTGACAATAATGATTTGTCTGACCCGAATAGATGCATAACAATAAGCAAGAATAAATTAAATGGTTGGCACGGGTCACGCCACGCAACAATAAGCATTAGGAGAGGAGTTTTTGAAAGTGATAACAACGCTTGATGTAGAAACTTCTTTTGATGTTGATGAAAAAGGAAATAAGATATCCAGTCCTTTTAACGGAAATATGTTGGTGTCAGTTGGTTATAAGATGGATGACAACTTTGTTAAGTACCTATGTTTTTATCATCGTGATGAACCACCAACGTCTAACGCAAAAAAAGAATTACAGGATGTTCTGGATAGAACTGATGTTCTCATAGGACATAACATAAAATTTGATTACAGTTGGCTGGTGCAATGTGGATTTACTTACGACAAAAAATTGCACGACACGATGGTTATGGAATATCTTATGGCGCGGGGCATCAAGTGGGGATTTTCATTGGAGGATTGCTGTAAAAGAAAAGGTGTAGCACAGAAAAAAAGTGAATTAATTCAACCATTTATGAAGAATAATACATCCTATGAAAGAATACCTTGGACTATTGTAGAAGAGTATGGTAAACAGGATGTTGAAAGCACTTATCAATTGGCTATGGCGCAGTTGAGTAAATTAAAAATGAATTGGGAGGATTTATATGGCAATTAATATAAAAGAAATAAGAAATTTAATAGTAAGTATATACAAGGATTTAAAAAAAGACTACGAATGTATAGAGAACTATTCTAATATTACTTATGATGTAGGTATGCTTGTTGCTTATTGCAGAAGTATAGGTAAAAAAGAATTAGCAGATAAAATGTATAATAAATTTATGGATAACTAATGCCTAACGGAATAGCACCAACAATAAAAATGTCTATGGAACTGACAAAAGTTTTAGCTGACATAGAAATGAACGGATTGTATATTAATACAGATACCCTGTCAGCGATAAAAGTTAAGTTTGAAAAAGAACTTGTTGACTTGGAAAAGTATCTGAATGAAAAGGTAAAGAACTTCATGGGTGACACTCCAATTAACTTGGATTCACCAGAGGACAGGTCGGTACTTTTTTATTCGATGAAACTGACCGACAAAAAAAGATGGGCGACAGTATTTAATATTGGGTATGAGTTAAGGGGAAACACGCGCAAGCCTAAACGAAGAACTAATTTTGAAACTGTGCAAGATTTTTATATGGAAATAAATTCTATGGCTAGACCCGTGTTTAAAACGCACGGAACTATTTGTCATAACTGTCAAGGTACAGGAAAGTATACTTACATAAAAAAAGATGGAACACCTAGTAATATAAAAAGAAAATGCAAAACTTGTGACACAAAAGGGTTACTGTTTACAAACACTAATGAGAGGGCGGGACTAAGACTTAAACCTAGAAATGTCATTGATTGTTCCGCTATGGGATTTAAAACCGACAAAAGCATATTGGAGAGTTATTTATCTACTGCTGACGATGCCATTCACGAATTTCTAAAAAAGTATGTACGCTATTCTGCCGTACGAACGTACTTGCGTACTTTTGTTGAAGGAATGCAAAGTTCCATATCGGATGACAAAAAAATTCATCCTCAATTCATGCAATGCGTGACAAGTACTGGCAGGCTATCCTCCCGTAGCCCGAACTTCCAAAACATGCCTAGGGGCAATACATTTCCCGTTCGGGAATGCATCGTTTCTAGGTGGAAGGGCGGAAAGATACTTGAAGGGGATTACGCCCAGTTGGAGTTCAGAGTGGCGGGATTTTTGGCTGATGATGAGCAAATTTACAAGGATGTGATAAATAATGTTGATGTTCACGCATATACGGCTAAGATACTGGGCGTGTCACGGCAAAAAGCGAAATCTGACACCTTTAAACCGCTTTATGGGGGTATTTTAGGTACACCCAAGCAAATGCATTATTACAGGGCGTTTAAGAATAAATACATAGGTGTGACGGCGTGGCACAGGAAACTGCAGAATGACGCTTTTATGACGAATAAAGTGATACTTCCTTCTGGAAGACAGTACTTTTTCCCTAACGTGGAGAGATTGCGTAGTGGTAGTGTGACAAATTCCACCGCTATAAAAAATTATCCTGTACAAGGATTTGCTACGGCTGACTTACTGCCCATAGCACTAATTAAATTAAAAAACTTGTTGACAGAACGAAATTTAAAGACTATTATATGCAACACAGTACATGATAGCATTGTTTTGGATGTGTATCCAGAAGAAGAAGAGAAAGCTATCAAAACTTTAAAGGAGGCCATGATGTGTTTATCCAATGAGTGTGAAAGACGCTATGGCTTTAAATATACGATGCCGATTGGAATTGAGTTGAAGCTTGGTGATGATTGGCTCAACATGAAGGAGGTTTATAAAACCAATGGCTGAAAATGGTAAAGATATAGACGCTTTAACAGTTCCCGTAAATTTTGACACTATAAGTGACGCGGAACTGATGAAGTTAACAGGACAAACGGATAACGGCGGGCAAGGTTCCGTCTTGTCACGGCTGTCCATTAATTATAACACTGAAGATGATAATGAAAACCCATTGCCTAGAGGGCATTTTACGATTCAAGTTGATGGGGACAAGGTATTTTCTAAAGAGGTGGTGTTCAGACCATTCATTAGATTATATGCTTACAGTTATTGGGACAATAGTGCGGAGGAATTTACATCAAGCGTGCAAATGCCATCACTAGGCGACCAATTTGCTGATACATCTGGAACTTATAAGTGTGGAAAATTATCTAGGGAAGACGTGCAAAAAATGGCGGATAACGACCCACAACGAGTTATACAAAGTTCCATTAAGTGTAATCAAGTTATTTATGGAGTTGCAACAATGGCTGACGGCAAAAAAGCTACAGGCGAAAGTGTTGACATTAGTGCTATTCCTTGCGTGTTGTATGCTAAGGGGGTTAACTACCTTCCGTTTAGCACGACTTTGGCTAGTTTAGTAAAACAGAAAAAGCCGATGATACGCACTAATCTTGGATTATCCACAAGAAAACAGAAAGCGGGTGGAAACACTTTTTTTGTTATTAATGTGAAGATACAGGATTCAGCGGATACCTTGTCAGACGTGGACAAGGGATTACTGAAGGAATTTGCTTTAGCGGTTAAATCCATAAACGAGGGTGTCATGGGAAAACATAGAGAGGCTACGAAACAAAAAACAATAGATGGCGACCACTCCCTAGCTATTGAGTTAGACGGATAGTAGCAGTGCTCTATACTCTAATAGAGAATTTTCTTTATGACGCAACGGGGGGGAAGGTAACACTTTCCCCCGAAATTATAAATGAGTTCAAGGAATCGTGCGGTAAGGCATTAGAAAAACAATTTAATAAAAGACCCGAATGGAGAATAAGGATGTCGGGGTTGGGAAAACCCCTATGCCAACAGCAGTTAGAAAAAAAAGAAACTAAAGGTGAAATTGAATATAATACAATCATAAAATTTTTAATGGGGGATTTAATTGAATCCGCCGCCATAGCCGTAATGCGCGGGGCGGGCGTGAACATAGAGAAATTACAAGAACCTGTGAAATTAAAAGTGGGTAGCACGGAATTAAACGGCACATATGATGTAAAAATTGATGGAAAAGTTTGGGATGTGAAATCAGCTAGTCCTGCTAGTTTTATTAATAAATTTGGTCAGTATGGTAGCTACCATAAGATAAAGGATGATGACCCTTTCGGATATGTCATGCAAGGTCATTTATACGCTGAGGCGGAAAACGTACCTTTTGGCGGTTGGATAGCAATAAATAAAGTTACAGGTGAATGGGCTGTATGTGAAGCACCAGAAAATCAAAGTAAAGACAGGGAAGAAGTACTACAAAAAGCTGATAAAAATATTAAGTGTTTAAAATCAAACAGGAAGTTTAAAAAATTATTTAAGGTAGTTAAAGAGACATATGTGCCAAAGTCTGGAAAACAAAAAGGTGTGAGAATGGAAACAGGAAATACTATACTGCACAGTATCTGCGGGTACTGCCAGTTTAAACATTTTTGTTGGCCAAAGGCGCAATTACACGAAAGAGTGACATCAAGGGCGAAAACCAAACCCCTCACTTGGTATAATAAGTTA